GCAACACCGTCGAATTGCGGGAAACTCCTTAGAGCCTAGACTACCAACTTGAGCGTGAAAGCGACTCGAGGGCCAGGGTAATGACCTCGGGGGTAAAAACGTCTAGGATTGGATAATCCGCAGCGAAGCACCGTCAGGACCATGTCCCCGGTGAACGTTCAGAGACTAAGTGGCGGTGGGCGAAAGCTTAAGATATAGTCCGGCCCTGTAGAGATACAGTCTCAAGATGAAGGCTTATACCAGCCCCGAGCTTGAGACAAGGTTAACCTTGGGAAACCCCGTAAGAGGAGGAGACGCACTTAGTCTAAATACTAAGTGAACTAATAGAATATGGCACCAAGAAAAGAACACAAAACAGAAGATGGAATTGAAAAACGTTGGTGTGGTAAATGCAAGATATATAACCCTCTAGAAAGTTTTGGATATTCAAAAACTACATGGGATAATTTGCGTTCTACATGTAAACAATGTCTTCATAAAATAAATATAGAAAAAGTTGCCGACCATAGAGAATATAATAAAAAATATTGGCAAAGAACTAAAAAAGAACAATCTGAAAAATCCAAAAAATGGCGCGAGGCAAATCCTGAAAAAGTAAAAGAAAACATGAAACGTTGGCTTGAAGAAAATAAAGAACACAAAAAACAAAAAGACAAGGCTTACAGGGAGGCTCATAAACAGCAATATATTGAAAATAATAGAAAATGGGTCCGTGAAAATTATCAAAAAATGAAAGAGGAAGGTGGTGAAAAATTTGTGGCACATAAATTAAAATTAAATATAGGTCGAAGAATTCGAGAAATTCTAGGTCAGGAAAAATCGGAACGATGTGTGGACTATGTAGGTTGCTCTATAAATGAGTTGAGAACTCATATAGAATCTACTTTTTTAGATGGCATGAATTGGGAAAATTATGGGTCAGGGTGGCATATAGATCATAGAATACCATGTGCCGCTTTCAACATGCTCGATGAAAATGAGCGACTTGCATGTTTCTATTATAAAAATCTACAGGCATTGTGGGCCGTCGATAATATACGAAAAAGCGACTCGTATAATCCCGAAGATAAGGTAATTTACATGAATAATTTTTCTAAACTATAATCAGATGGGTCTCGATCCAAGAATATTCGGTCCGAGCTTCTGGGGGGCCCTGCATCTTGCATGCTTCAACCCGGACAACCCAGGAAAGGTCCAGGACTTTATAAACCTTTATCAGTACGTACTGCCATGCCCCGCGTGTCGCCATCATTTCGCCCAGGTCCTCAAGGAATTTCCGGTTCCCGATGATCCCGAGAACATGTTCGACTGGTCGGTCATGGCCCACAACGTTGTCAACGAAAAACTCGGAAAGCCTACATTTACCAAGGATGAGGCCCTGATATTCTGGATCGGGAACAAGCTCATGGAGTTCGAGATGGCCGCCCGGCCTCCCCCGGAATTTCCGTACGTCCCGGTCGTGGCCGGGCTGATCGCCCTGATACTAATTATAATATTCCTAAAATATAATAAGTAAAATGGCGGGCGGTCTATTCTCTGGACACCCGTTCGCATTCAACTGGAAGTGTATAATTTTTACATTGATTCTTGCGGGGGGGTACTGGGTCCTCCCCCATAAGAATCCATGGGTCCTCGCGTTTCTGATTTGGTCCCCGTACATTGCGCTCGCGTGGTACGACTATTCATACAATTGCCAAGACAAATTGAAGCCGACGCTCGTCCCATTCGGTCGGTACATCTGGCTCCCATTCAAGCCGCCCGGGTACAAGAATGAATTTAATAAATTGCCACCCGAACAGATTAAAGACATGGACACGATGGATCACCTCGTCGGATGGACAGTGGTCGCAGCGGCCGTCGCATGGTACATTACAAAAAAAAGGTGAGTAATGGTATGGCAGACGATAAGAAGAAGTATATTATAATCATAGCGGCAGTAGTCTGCTGCGTGGTGTTATGTATTGTTGCATGGTTCCAGGGATGGATGTGTTCCCTAGGGCTCGGGAACAGCTGCTCGTCGACCAGTTCGACGTCCAGCACGAGCACGCCCAGCACGTCCAGCACGTCCAGCACGTCCAGCACGACAGCGGCATCTGGATTTCACGTAGGTAAAATATTTTTTTGTAATGCGAACGACCCAGATGGAAAATCGACCACTGACTGTGGCGCCAGGGGGTGTAGTGCAAAGGGGTATCTAGGTAACAATAGGCTTCAAAACTACACCAGTATGGCCGCGGCCCAGTCATACGATCCGGTTTTCCTATCGTCCGGGAGTACTCCATTGACAATTATAGACTGTGCCGGGTTGACAACTGCGGGGACGGTCGATATCAAGTCCGGAACACAAATATTATGTGACACGACATCATCGTCCACCGGGTACACGTCGACCGGACCGATCGTTTCAGGCCAGACAACTAAATTTACGGGTAGCACGAGTACTGTTGGAGGTATCTGGGCCTATAAAGGGAGCGGTTCTCTCGATTATATACCTACAATACCTATCAAAACCCAATATTATTCGAGTAGCGTCGGTGTTCCGCTTGACTGCACCGGGTATACATATGGAGGGACGGCTACATCCACATCGCTCTAAAGACAACGCGCGCCCATCTAGAAACGAATGAGCTACACGAGGCTCACGCATGTTGAACATGTCCTCAAGCGTCCCGATACGTATGTCGGAACTCTGGCACCCGAGACCACCCCCCAGTGGGTTCGAGCCCCAGACGGTTTTACACATAGTCCTGTTACTATTTCACCTGCATTGGTAAAAATATTTGACGAGATCCTGGTCAATGCGATCGACCAGTACTCCCTGCACCCCAAGAAGGTCACCAAAATCTCGGTCGAGGTCGGGAGCGACACGGCCGTGACAAATTATGGCGTCAGCATCCCGATCCAAAAACACGCGACCGAGAAGGGACCGGACGGTCAGCCCATCTGGATCCCGGAGCTCATCTTCGGCCACCTCCTGACGAGCTCCAACTATAATGACGAAGAGCAGCGGGTCACGGGCGGTCGCAACGGCTACGGAGCCAAGCTGGCCAATGTTTTTTCGAAAATGTTCAGGGTGACAATCTGCGACGGAAAGAAAATGTATGACCAGGTCTGGACCGACAACATGAGCGTCTGCGAGCCCCCGAAAATCGAAGCATGCACGCGCGGCCCGAGTGTTCGGATAGGATTCTGTCCGGACGCCGCCCGATTCGGATCCATGGATGACTGGACTCGGGTCGTCGAGAAGCGAACATGGGATGCGGCCATGTGGTGCTCGAAGGCGACGGTCGAATTCAACGGCCAGAAGCTGACCGTACAGTCGCTCGAGGAGTACGCACGGATGCATGTCGGAGATGTTCCGCTCGTGAAGATGCATACCGAAAATTTTGACATTGTCGTGGCCCATTCCAAGGGTTCTGGATTCCAGCAGTTTTCGTGGGTCAATGGTATCTGTACGACCAAGGGTGGGACCCACGTCGAAAAGGTTGTCAAGGTCGTGAGCGACACAATAATGGCCAATAAGAATGTGACGGTCAAGCCCTTCCAGATTCGTTCGACCCTAACAGTCTTTGTTCGGGCCGTCGTGGTGAACCCAACATTTAGCAGCCAGACCAAGGCGGAATGCACGTCCCGAATTACCGAGACTATCGATCTCAAGCCAAAATTCATCAAGGACATGCTCGGGACTGGAATCCTGGACGAACTTGTGGCGATGGGCACTGCCCGGAACGACAAGGAGCTCAAGAAGACTGACGGTTCGAAAAAGACCCGAATCACCGGAATTCCCAAGCTCGACGATGCGAACTGGGCCGGGTCCCACAAGAGTCACGAATGCACCCTGATAATTACCGAGGGCGACTCGGCCAAGGCCCTGGCCATCGCCGGCCTGAGCGTTGTCGGTCGTAACGCCTACGGTGTCTTTCCGCTCCGTGGGAAGCCCCGAAACGTGCGAGACGCGACGCTGGCCCAGGTGACCGAGAATGAAGAATTTAATAGCATCAAAAAGATTCTGGGACTTCAGCACGGCAAGGTCTACACATCGGTTCGGGACCTCAGGTACGGCCGCCTCATGATCATGACCGACGCGGATCTGGACGGGAGCCATATCAAGGGTCTCGTACTGAACATGTTCCACGTGTACTGGCCGAAACTCATAGAACTCGGTTTTGTTGTATCTATGGTGACACCCGTGATCAAGGCCGGGAAGGATTGGTATTTTAGCGAGGAGGAGTTCAGGCAGTCCACGACGACAGGCACCGTCAAGTACTACAAGGGTCTCGGGACATCGACGAGCACAGAGGCCAAGGAGTATTTTAGACAGATTGATCGACTCACGGTCGCGTTCGGGGCCGATCGGACGATGGATGAATCAATGCTCCTAGCATTTTCCAAGGCGCTCTCGGATGATCGCAAGACGTGGCTCACGGCCCATATGGCCAAGCCCCCAAAAGGTATCCGATACGGTCACATCAAAGACCTGACCGTGACAGAATTCATCCACAGGGACCTCGCAAATTTCAGTGCCGAGGACATTAAACGTTCGATTCCTCACTGCGTCGACGGGCTCAAGCCAAGTCAGCGCAAAGTGATCTATGCGTGCCTCAAGAAGAACCTCGCGAGCGACATGAAGGTTGCCCAACTCGCGGGATATGTAGCCGAGCAGACCGCGTACCATCACGGTGAGGCGTCGCTCCAGGGAACCATCGTGAACCTGGCCCAGAATTTCGTCGGTTCGAACAATTTGAACCTTCTCGTCCCGAGTGGCCAGTTTGGCACGCGGCTCGCGGGCGGAAAGGATGCGGCCAGCTCGAGGTACATTTTCACGCGTCTGGCCCCTCAGACCCGCAAGATTTTTGACCCGGCCGACAACAATGTCCTTCGGTACGTCACGGATGATGGTCAAAAAGTTGAGCCCGAGTACTACGCCCCCATCCTGCCCATGATTCTCGTGAACGGGGCCGAAGGTATCGGGACCGGATTCAGCTGCTACGTTCCGCCATTCGACCCGGAGGTTATTCGGCACAACATTCGATGCGCACTGAAGCAGGTCGAGATGGCGCCCATGGTTCCATACTTTCGGGGATTCAAGGGTCGGGTCGTCAAGACGAAGGAACATACATGGGTCCTCGAGGGCATGTACGAACGCGAGGGGTCACAGATTCGGGTCACAGAACTTCCGCCCGGAAAATGGATCCAGGACTTCAAGGAGCACCTGGACGACCTGGTCGAGAAGGGGACGATTCAGAAGTTTGAGAATCATTCGACCGAAACGAATCCAGACTTTCGAATCTGGGCCGGGGAGATGGCCGACCCTCTCAAAACGCTCGGCATGACCAAGACGATCCACACGAGCAACATGTACCTGATCGGCCCGAATGGCGCGGTCAAAAAATATGAGAGCCCAGAGGACATTCTGGTCGATTACACGCAGGTCCGTCTCCAGGTCTATCGACATCGCAAGGCGGACATGCTCAGGGAGATTGACGCAGAGATTCAGTGGCTGAGCGAAAAGGCCCGGTTCATCAGGGATGTCGCAGTCTCTCGGCGCATCCAGGTCTTCAACCGGCCACTCGATGACATACACATGCAACTCCGGGAAGAGGTCTACGCCGAGTCGATATGGCCCAGGCTCCTCGATATCAAGACGTACCAGTACACGGCCGAGGAGGTTGAGAAGCTCCAGACACTGTGCAAGGCCCGTCTGGGCGAGCGCGATACGCTCAAGGCGACGAGTGTGGTCCAGATGTGGGAGAAAAATCTGGACGATCTATAGATGGAGGACGTTATACGCGTCGCACATTTTACACAAAAGAGTGTTCTCGATTTTTTAGGGTTCGGTCCGCTGAAGAAGACATCGACCTCTTCGACGGGACCCCCCACTGTCGTGCCTCCACCGAGACCCCCAGTGATTATGAGTCCCATTGATGTTTCCGGATTTTTCAAAGTGACGAAACCCCAAGAGGTTACATTCTACGCGACGACCCCGTGGACATCGAACGTGGGACCAGGGTGGACCGCCATGAATGTCACGGGTCTCATAGGTCAAATTATCACGACCGGATCGAGCAATGTAACAGGAAAAGTAGAGATGGGCCTTTTTAAAAATAATACATTCTATCCAGGAAATGTACAGAATCAGACACTCGACATTGCGATAGGATCACGTGATCTAGCCGGGAACGTCGCCGTGTCATCGCTCGTGTCCGAGCCGTACAACTGGTCTTTCAGGCTCAGGTCCGACACGGACCAGGTCATCAACGAGGTCCGGTATGCAAATTCTGTCACCCTTTATCCACCCGGAATGGTCCCGATCGTGAATCCGGCCATCTCACTCGTCATAGTTGGGTACTACACGGTCCGTGAGCACGTGCCCCAGTTCATCTTCACGGGGCAGGTTCCCGCGGGATTCGGGGATGGGTGGACCGTCTCGAACCTGACACCCCTGACCGACACCTACATTGTCAAAGATTTTGGGACTGGGCTCTATGCCGGGACGGACCGTTTTGGAAAGCCCCTCCCGGCCGTGTCTTCATTCTTGGGCGCGAGCGCGACTCCAGCCCCGAACAATGCGACCCGGGTCTACGTATCAGCGACCGCGACATCTCCGGTCTTCAGCTCGAACCTGACGACCGTCGGAACATTTACGACGACCGAACCGACCCAGGGAACCATAAAAATAAACCCAAACATTGTGACCGGACTTTTCACAAAATTCAGGGCCCTGAATACCGACCTGTCTTTTCCGGACGAACCACGCGATTTTACAGAGATCAAGGACCAGGGGTTCAGTTCGGCCGCGCTCATGGCCCTCTTTGCCAAGGGACCCCAGGATGACTTTTTTGTGACGACCGACCCGAAATCTTCCGACTGGAATCCAACATTCAAGCAGCATACAAATTCTATAATGTTTCATCGGGCCACGACATTTCCCGGACCGAATCCGACGTATCAGGGGAAGGTCGTCACTGTAGTTCTGTACCCGAACCAAATCGGGGACCTCATATCGAACATGTGGCTCAGAGTGACCCTCCCGGACGGTGTCAACCTCGCGCCAAATATAGGCCGTTCGATAATTAAGCAAATAGACTTTCTGGTCAATGAGACGGTCGTCGAGACGCTCTACGACGACTGGTACATTATTCGGGACCAAATGTTTCTGGATGCAGACGAGCAGTACACAATGGCCGCGGCCATGCAGGGCATCAATCGCGAGATTACTATCCCGCTCGAGTTTTTCTTCTGTCGCCGACATTCCGCGAACAACGCGGGCCGTGAGCGACTACGCAAGCCCTATTTTCCGGCATGTGCCATGAAAAATCAGCTCATGTACCTGCGTTTCACATTCCAACCATACACGTGGTGGACCGATTCGGCGACCCCGGTCGATTTCTCAAACCCCGTCATCTTGACCGAAGAGATACTACTCGAAAATAATGAAAGAATGTACTACCGGAACACTCCCCTTCGATACGTTGTCAATAGTATAAAGAAGGATGGGGTCCTGGCATTCTCGGGGAACCAGCCGGTCATAAACCTGACGGCCGCGTTCCCGGTCCAGACAATCGCATGGTTCTTTCGGAAGAGAAATTATGAGAATGGGACCAACCAGAATTACTACGACTCCCGGTACAGCTATGGCTACACGACCCAGTACATCCACACGGCCGTCCCTTTGAATTTTCCATCCGGAAATTCAAATTTTGTCGATGTCATAACATCGGCCAAGCTGACCCTGAACACTATGGACGTCACGAGTATCCTTCCGGGTGGTCTGTACTTTGGATTCAAGCAACCCATGGACCATTCTTTATCGATACCGTCCAAAAATATCTACTCGTATTCCTTTGGGCTCACACCAAAGGAGTACAACCAGGGGGGGTACCTTAATTTTTCAAAACTCAATTCGCAGACAACGACCCTGACCCTTACGTTTGACCCGAAATACTCGACCCAGGTTCAGCAGGGCTACAATCTGTATGTATTTTACTATGGCTACAATTTTCTTCAGTTTCAGGGAGGTTTTGCGGGTCTCCCTTTTTCATCGTGAGTGGTAGTACGTTGTTTTTTAGCATATGGTCACTTATTCCATTTTGTATGACCCATTTTAAAAAATTAAGCTGGCCTATGGTCGTAGTAAAACCTTCAAATACCATGCGCTCGGTCCGGCAGAATGGATCGAAGAGCTTCTTCGAGTACCCATCGAGACTTGACTTGTACGCCACGTGGACCGTGAACATCTTTCCGTTCGGACCGATGTACGTGACGTGCTTATTCTTGGAATAATTTGTGACGAACCATTCGATGCGCCGAAGAGAAATTCCATTCTTGTGTTTCAGAATGTCTATGAGCTTTTCTTTGTTCTCGGATATCTCGAAAAATTTCGTCAGACTCGAGAGGAGTATACTCGATTTACTCATTACTAACAATTGGATCCTAGCTTTTAAGTCTCTTCCCATGGACAAGGGACACGCTCATGACGCACGGGCGGTGGCGGTGGGATCTGTTTCTGGTGAAATCCACAGTACCCGTTACATTGAGGCTTCTTGAGACACCGGGTCTTGTCGTTCTTGACCCCCTTGCAAAAGTGATCCTCGACCTCGACCATGTTCTGGATCAGGGACTCGGTGGGAATGCCATAAATTTTCGAAAGTTTTTCGGCAATGCCATTGATGCGCAGGCCGATACGAACCGTGACTTCGTTGTCTATATGAGCGAGAATCTCTTGCTGGATTTTCGAAAATTTATGAGTGAGACTTTGCTCCATATATACTAGATGGCTGAAAACTTTAGGTCGCTCGGGCGAACCGGGCCAGGAACGCCTTGCGCGCCGCAACCTCGGACGTGCTCTCGGTCTTGACCATGAACTTTCGGTCGAATATCATGTCGGCCGAGACGATCGGCTCGAGAAGGTCCTGGACGGGCTTTTTGAACTGGTTCGTGAAATAGTAGTGATAATCGAGCGCAATGTTCTTTTCACGGACCCACCCCGGGTCTTCCGCCTTTTCGCACATTTTCCCGGAGCCCCGGGCGATCACGAACGAGACCCGGTCGCCCTGTTGAGGCTCGGAGCCCGGGGCGCGCTGTCGCATCTTGTCCCGGACGTTCACGTGGGGCATGGCAACCTTGTAGTCCGACCCGAGCTGTTTGCTCATCAGAAGCTTCTCGATCGGGACCTTGCCACCCATCAAGATCCGGGCCGCCTCGCGCGCCGCGTCTATGACCGGAAGCGGGTCGTTCGATTCGAGAATCATGTCCAGGAGCTTTTTGAGCGTCTCGCGAACAAACGGACAGCTGTCGCGTCTCACGACCTGGAGACCCTTGACGTCAATCTTCTTGAACTTTACGGTTCGATCTTTTCCCATTTCGTACATTTTCGCGGCGTACCGCTTCTTCGAATACAGGAAATACGGACAGTACACCTTTTCGAGCTCGAGATCATTCGGGGCCTTGAACAGCTTCGTGCACTGTTCCGCGGCCTGCTCACCGAGCTTCCAGCTGTAATCGATCGCATCTTGCCCCTTGCGACCCTGGACGTCAAACTCGACCATGACCGAATCTGTATTCTTGACGATCATGCACCCTACACCGGCCTGAAAAGTTCCGGCATCGGTCTCGAGGTCGTAGACGTAGCCGTCCCATGACTCATGTAGTATATCAATCTTCTTGATAGCTAGTGCATTACGTCTGAGTGGTTCATTACTCCAATTTATTTGTACTGCGTTATTGACTGGATTTATATTCAAAGAAACATTATACCCAAGTTTTTTCAATTTCATGTAAACAATCTGTGCATATTTGCGAGTGAGTTGAAAACACTGTTTTCTCGGATATTTGGTTTGAAGTGATTCTTTTGCATCAAATATTTTAAAAAATGGATCATACTCCCCCCCAAAGTTGACCTCTTGTCCATCAGGCTTTCCTGTCCAAGTTGAAACGTCTTCTGGCCATGAATGTAAAAGTTCTCTTCCTTCCCAAACTTCAGTAGGTTTCACAAGTTCTACATCAGGTGTAAGAAGAGAATGATCCTCTGTCACGTCAACGAGACCCGTGTGAGTCAGAACGCGGTATATCTTCTTGGCACACTTATGCCGAATAACGCGCTTGATTGGTTGCCATCCTTTGTGAGTCCATGCTTCTGTATTATATATTTCAAGACTTTTTTTGTCAGTTCCTTTCTTCCAAAACCCGGGATATTCTTCCCAGCAATCCGGAGATGAAAGTTCATCTATCGACTTCATCTTAACAACTCCGTTTTCACGGATCAAAACAGGAGTCTCGGGCATCACAGAGTCACCATACCTCACCTTGGCGCCCGGAAAGTTGGCCTCGACATAATTCTTGGTCTGCTCGATCATCTGACGGCCCCGCATAGTCACCGTGCTCGCGATCGCGACGAGCGGGAGCATGCCCTTGGATGCGCCCGTGAAGCCGTACATGGAATTCATGCTAATCTTGTACGCGAGCTGCTGGCCGTTGTAGACAGCCTCCATGGGCGTTCCCTCCGCGGCGGCCATCAACTTCTTGGCCTTTTTGCGAAAAGCCTTGAGGTCCATGAGGATCGCCGGGAGAAGAGATGGAACGGGAGCCTGGGCGAACCTGTGCGGCCCGAACTGCTCGTAGGTGATGCCGGGCAGGTTGTCGTATTTCGGATCCATGACCAGGGTCGAATAGCACAGGTTCTCGGCGCACATGATGCTCGGGTACAGGCTCGCGAAATCCAGGGCCGTGATCGGGGTGTAATAGGCGCCCGACTGTGCCTCAAGGACCGTCGCGCCTTCGTACCCTTCGTCCGGTCCAGAAAGCGCGCCCCTCTTGAACGTCGGAATGATGAAGTTGAGCTGTCGGGCCTTGTAGGCCATCTGGCTGAAGACTTTAATCTGCTGGCCCCGCTCGGACAAAAAGCTCAGGGGGACCCAACAGGCCTTGGCCATCTCGACCTGGTTCTGAATCTGGCACAACTTTTCCATGAGTTTGTGGGGCAGAATAGTATCCTGGATGCAATAGTCCGCGACCTCGCCCAGACGAACCGGGTTGCCCTCCGCGTACCGACTGAAAATCTCGCGCACCGGCATGTCGTTTTTTTGATCTTTCAAGAAATGTTTAGACACGTTGTTCAGCGAGTAGGACTCGAGCTTGTGTTCGCGCTTGACATCCTGAAAGAGATCGAACACGTACCGACCCTTCATGGGGACCATCTTGAGCTCGTTGTTTCCGAGCGCGCTCGAACTCAGATTCTTGACGACAATTTCAGCCGGAGAGTCCTTGACGCGACCCCAGACCGGATCGAGACCCCGGGCCCGGATCATGAGATACTCGAGATCGAAACCGAAGATGTTCCAGCCGGTCACAATGTCCGGGTCGGTCTTGATGAGGTACTGCTGGAACGCGTGCAGCAGTTCCTTCTCGGTCTTGAAACTTGTGTACCCTTCAGTCTCCTTGAGACAGAGGCAGACGCGCTCAAATTCGGGGCTTCCGAAATTTCGGGTCGTCATGCCGATCTGGAACACGACGTCGGCCGGATTTCTCGGATTTGGAAACGCCCCGGTGCTCGAATAACATTCGATATCGAACGACATAATCTTAAGGGGCGCAATGTCGTCCCGAGCGACCGGGCGCAGAACCTTCCACTTTGGCTGCCAGAGATTCAGGTCGCACGAGGTCTCGATCGTCTTTTCGCACGTTCCAGTATCGATCCACCCGGTCGATGCTATTCCGGTCACGTGCATGAATCGCAGGATCGGATCAATGTTCGACTCGTGGACCGTGCATCCGTACATCTCGGGCCATTTTCTGTTCTCGATGCACCAGGCAAAGTTGCGGAGTCCTTTGTGGGACCGGAAACGGACCAGAAGAAAGTTTTCGAGTTCTCCATTTCTGAACCCCCAGAGATCGACCGAGCGGCGTCGCTCGACCGAATAGCACTTCATCTGGACGAATGAGAGATTGTCCCAGCCTTTGGGAGGCTTGATGTAAAAAAAAGGTTCGAAAGTCGTGCCGAGGGCGACAGAGCGGCCATCCTCGGCTCGGCCGAATATTCGGACCGTGTAGTGTCCTTCATCATTATCGGCACCGTCCCATGCAATTGCTTGGAAGGTTGCCATTTGTTTTACTACGTTTGTTTGTTTTAAGCGGGCGTGACGTATGGCTGCAAAATGAGCTGAGCGATCCTGTACCCGGGCCGAATGACAAATGCACGCTTCTGATCGGTGTTCAGCAGGACAACCTTGATTTCGTCAGTGTAGCCCGGGTCGATCGCGTCGGACATGATCATGAGCCCGTGCTTTACGGCGAGTCCAGCGCGGTTCGCAAGACGTCCATAAGTTCCTTCTGGGAAAGTGACAGTGACTCCGGTCGATACAACCGCGCGGCACCCAGGTTGGATGACATATTCAGCGTTGCTACATAGGTCATGGCCAACGCCCGAGGCCACGGGAAAATGTGATCCCTCGGCGACATTGAAAGTCATTCTAATTTTAGGGCCGGCCGAACCTTTAGTTAGAGAATGAGCCCGAAGACTTACAAATGCCGTGCCTCCTCCTCGATGTCGATGGGGTCATCGTTCGGGATCGGCTCCTCATGGCACATCTCAAGCACAATGTCTCTCGGTACCTCCACACGAAGCTCCCGGACTGTAAAGATCCGGTCGCGGTCAATCACAGCCTGTACATGGCCTACGGACATACGGCCCGGGGCCTCTCGAATGGGTTCGGCATAGATTGTTCGGATTTCAACCGAAAGGTCTACGACAAGAGCATAATGAATCACCTGGCCGACGTTCTCGAGCGGCCCGAATTCAAGAATGATGCCGAACATGTCAATCGAATGATTCAGTACGGGTGGCCCGTGACCCTCTTTTCGAACGCGCCGCACGAATGGGTCGACCGGGTCGCCCTGGCCATAAACGACAAGGTCCGGGTCAGGTGTCCGGGTCCGGATCCCACAAAGTCGCACATGAAGCCCGAACTCGCATTCTACAAGGAGTTTGATTCGTGCCTGGATTATTATTTTGTCGATGACTCACTCAAAAACCTGGGTGCGGTCCGGAACCTGGACAACTGGTACCCGATTCACTTCAACGAGGGACCCATGGATCCTCATTGTCCATTTCCCCAAATTTCCAGGATCCAGGATCTACCCGCCAAAATAATCGAATCACCCGGGTCCGGACACACATGAGCCAGTGGAGGATCTCTCCCACGATGAACGTCCACAAGAGTACGACCCAATAATTTTTTAATTTATATAATTTGCCAAAATTAATGTCAGGACCGTGTCGACCATGGCAATGTCGACCAGGGGGATCCGGATCGCATGGACACCCGTCCCTGGTTCCCCGAAGACATTTTTGAATGGACAACTCATGAAATTATCATTGATAATTACATGACCTGTTTCAGGAAAAATACATTATACGTCATACTGCCATACTTTAATTTTTGTGGATTCAAGAGACGTCATGAATTATTCATGAATTTTGTAATTGAAATTTCAAAAATTAAGAATATAAAAATTATAGTATCCGAATTGATCGGACCGACTCCCATTGGAAAATTAAAAGCATGGAAACATCTAAAATTCAATTCCCATGATCGGCTCTGGGTAAAAGAGAATCTCATCAACAAGGGCATCGAAAGTCTCCCCAAGGATTGGGAACATGTCGCATGGATCGATGCGGACATTCAGTTTCTGAACGGGCGATGGGTCGAAGATACTATACATGAGCTCCAGAAGTGCGACCTGGTTCAGCTCTGGCAGTCGGCCGTAAATCTCGGGCCTTGCGGGGAGACTCTCAAGGTTGACAAGAGCTTCGGGTTCATGTCCGGTCAGGGTGGCAGTCCGACCAAGGTCTATGACAACTGGCATCCTGGATATGCATGGGCATGTAATCGTCGATTCTATAACCGCGTGGGCGCCCTCATAGATTGGGCGATTCTCGGATCGGCCGATCGACACATGGCGATGGCCATGATCGGCAAGATTCTCCAGAGCGGACCGGGTAACATGCACCCTCATTACATGGACATGCTCGAAGAGTTTCAGACCAGGGTCAAAGGTCTTCACTTGGGGTGGATCACTGGGACTATCATTCACCAGTGGCACGGATCGTTCGAGAATCGAAGATATAAGGAACGTTGGAGAATTTTGACCGATAATAAGTACGACCCTTTCCTAGATATCGGAACGACCCGAGAAGGAATCATAGAGCTGACGACCCGCGGGAAACGTCTCGAGCCGTATATAAACGAATATTTTACTGGGCGCCAGGAAGATTCTTGACGGAAAGGATGACGATCGCCGTGGAAAATGTAATTATGAATGTATTTCTTAAAAAATGTTGATTTCTCATCTGGACCGTGACCGGGACGAGCACCTGGCTCTCTGGGTCCTGGACCATGCGCAGGCTTTCGTGCCTGGCCCGGCACATTGGACAGTCGAGTTTCTCCTTCATGCACCGGACGAGACACTCGACGTGTAGGTTCTTTTGGCAACACCCGAGCGTCGCGACGTTGCCTGTCAGTTCATCTGTACAGATAGGGCATTCATCCATTAATGTATCACGAGAAAAATGTCTCTATTTCAATACACGAGCGATGGAAACATCGTGGAGCCATGGCTCGACGATCCAACTGAACAGCCCCCGGTCAAGCGCCCGAAACGAAACCCGCTCGGCCAGGATTGTCACCTCGGATCGGACGGGTCCGTGACCCGCGACGAGGACAAGATCATCGGGGCCCAGAGAATCTGGAAGGAGATTGCCTACGCGCCCGGGGGGATCATGTATCGGCGCGGGTTGGACCGGTGGGAATCACGTGTGAACTAAAGCAGTGCAGCCCTGTACTAACAATGGAGAATAAACATGCAGATCAATTTATGAAAAAGATTGAGAAAATTAAAAAAGATGGAAGATGGGCGCTTCAACCAGTATTAACACCGATTGGATACGTAGAATGTTTCGGGGACAATGTATACACGAATACTATACATAGAACATTTTCCAAGAGTTATCTCGCAAAATATCCATGCGCGTGTGGGAAGCCATCGACTGACAGGTGTCACGGAATTGGCGATGAACGCCCTTTACTTTTACAGCGAGCCTTGGACAAAATTACATTTCCTACGACACATGAAGAAATTATGATTGGATACCTTCTTGAACATATACATACAGAATTTTCTCTCAAATGCAAAACGTGTCATCGAAATGAAAATCTGGGTATATAATATGACCCGTTTCAATTCGCTCATCAAGGAATCGAAAAAGACCAGGCGGGAAATGCTCCTCGGAAATACGAAACCATTCGTGGTCACGCCGTACCGGGACCGAAAGGGCCGCGTCATATACAAGGCTGTCCGGGAGACTTATTTCGTAATTTCAAACTACCGTAAGTACTATGGCATCAAGGCCGCAGGTCCGGCCCACCTGATAAAGAATGCCCCGAGGGCGATCCGTCCAAAACATTTTAAATAGTAAATGGGGATCCCACTCGACGCACTGTGCAAGACGTGCGTAACCCGGTCCTGAAGACATGCATCGTGGCCGTATCAAAGACGCGCAAGTTTTATGACTTTGCCAAGAGCGATGCGGGCCGGATGCCAAGTTTTTCATCAAGAGGCCCGATTTGGCCATATCATGGGAGCCCTAGATCGTCTTCATGACCTGCCCACATTTACTCGTCATGTACTTTTCGTGTCCGATCCAAAACTTGCACAGTTCACATAAAGTCCAATATAGGTTAGGCCTAGCGCATCTTCTTCTTGCACTCCTTGCATGTATATTCAAAACTAGATGTATCATTTATAAATGTCATTTCAGTCGCACAATTCTGACAGCATCTTATTTAGAAGGTGCGTTTATTTTCTATTTAAAAACACGGAGAGCTGAATGAGTAAGATGCCTACATACGTTCATTCTCTCTGGAACGACTATGACGCCAACCCTCACCTTACTACAAAGTGTAAAAACTTCGATATATGGTGTAAATCAAAGGTTGATGACTTTCACGGAGGAACAAGGGCGGGAAACAAAGGACTTTGTATTAATTGTGATATTATATTCGGAAAGCCTCTAGAACATGTAGAATATATAGAATGTCCGGTGTGTCTCGAGTCTGGCCCGGGAATAAAGCACATCAAGTGTGATCATACTTCATGTAATTCATGTTTTCTAAAAATGAATATTGGTATGTGGGATCTCGATACTCGTCCGATAGAACCTCCATGCGAGTTTGACGAAGATGAAAATCCTATACTTCCAAACCCAGAGTATGAACAATGGTGCGAAGAAGACTATCAGTGGGAACAGAACGGTTATTCAAAAGATAATTTACGCAAGTGTCCTCTTTGTCGTCAATAACTTAAACCCACGGGGAGCTGAAATGACAATGTTTAGATTGAAAGTATCTGAAGAATTAGTAATCTTTGTAAATTTTGACAGAGTTGCCCATATATATTATGATAAAAATATTAAAAAGACAAAAATTAACTATGAAGGCAACAAATCAATACTATATGATGACCCCGATAAGGAATTGTGGGATGCATTGCAGGCGTTTATAAAAGATCAAATGTGGTAAGTTAAACCCACGGAGCCCTAGAAGAGCAAGAACAAATGGCTCCGAAGCGTCTCCTTCCGTGGATAGACCCTGAAAAAATTTATTGGAACTGGCTCTCTGGCAATCCAGCTGCAATTCATTTACTCGAAGCGAACCAGGACAAGATTGATTGGGAAATGTTCTCTATGAATCCAGCCGCAATTCATTTACTCGAAGCAAACCCCGACAAGATTTGCTGGTGCTCTCTCTCTTGGAATCCAGCCGCA